TCGACCGTCGAAGTCGGTCAGGATGGGAATGGTGATCGCCACTAGCCCACCATCCCTTGCACGGTCTTTTCGGCCTGCCGAACAATCTCGTCAATGCCCTGGGCGATCTTGGGCGCGTGCTTTTCAGCCGTGGGCCACAGCACTTTGGAGTGCCGAGCCCTGATGTTGGTGCCGAGCGGCTTCGAATCGCTCACGGTTTCAAAGACCACAGCCGCCGGCGTCCCCTGCGACACATACAAGACCGAGTTCTTATCCCGGCGCGTCGAGGTCTTGACCTTGACCCCGCTTCGTACCTTCCCAACCTGCCAGGGGAAGATGCTGAATGCCTTTGGAGTCCACGCCCGGCGCATGCCTGACAGCGGCAGCTGGGGATACAAACCCTTGGCCTCAGCCACCATCGGAGCAACCACAGCCTTGGCTGCCCGGTTGAACTCCTTGCGAAACTCGGGGTCAACCTTTCGCAGCGCCTTAATTGTGTCCTTGACCCCCACCACTTCTGTCTTGATGGTCGCTGGCATCAGCGGCTGCTTTCTCTCAGGACTTCCAAGACCGTGTTGAGGTCTTTCATGGTGAAGGTTACGTCAGGGGGCCAGAAGCCGGTTTGCGCCAGGACTACGGCGAGCGCCCGGCTTACTGTCCCCCGTCCGTAGGGTTTGCATCTGCCTTCTCATCGGTGTCGATGACTTCGAGGTCCCGCACTTCGTCCAAGAACCCGTCGAACGTGTCGGCCACAGGCAGCCCAGCTGATCTGCCGGCGGTCCATGCCAGGAAAGCGATGTATTCCAGCCGGGGCGCCATCTGCAGCACCTGGGCCGACACGTTGAAATGGCGCTCGAACGCCACGGTGTTCTTGATCGAAGCAATGTCCACCACATAGGAACCCGCATCGGTCGTGAAAGCAATGTTCCCGTTTACTGCCGTCTGCTCTGCCATGTGTTCCCCCTAGTTGATGATCAGGTCACGTCGCGCACGAAACTGCCACCCGAGAAGGCCACCTCCATGACCTGCAGCTCACCCACGGTGTAGGTGATCGGGTAGTTGGCGATCATGGTGTTGCTGATCGTCCACTCAGGATTCGACGCCCCGGGAGCTCCAGCATCCTTGCGCATCACGATTTCGGTGTCGCCAGCGCCAATCTCGCCAGCAACCGTGTTCTCGACGCTGTTGTTGCCGTAGTCGACGTAGAGGGTGATAGTGCCCTCAACGGTCTGCAGGCCACCAACCATGCGCTCTCCGGTGTCTCCGAAGGCGGTGCTGGTCAGCGGGTTCTGGCCAAGGGTCAGCGTGACTGCTGAGCACTGGTCTGCAAGCTGGACGCCGGCGATGGTCAGCGACGCCGGCTGGGAAAGGTAAGTCGTTGCCGCCATTTGGCTAGCTCCTTTGCGTTCCTACTCGGACGGTCAGATCATACGTCGGGACTTCTTGCCCCCCGATCAGCATGACCCCTGGGATGCCCCGGATGAGGCTGATACTGCTGTTCATGATGGTGTCAGCAGTGGTGATGAGGTAATCCGCCGCGTCCTGGTTGCCCGGGGGAGCGGCAAGGATCTTGATGCCGATTTCGATGTCGGCAATGTTGCTGTTGAAACAGGTGAACGTGGGGGGCTCGATCAGGACGGTGATTGGCCGTGCGTTTCGCACGTCAGTCACGACCTTGAGCCCTAGGGCGCTCAGTGACGCCACAAGCGTGCCCTGAGCGTCCGCAAAGATGCCAGAGGCAGTCATGCCACCTGTGACCTATTGACGCCCAGCAAACGGTTGATCTGGCCACTGGAGCCAAACGGAACCGGGTTGCCCATCTGCTCAAAGGATGCGAATGAGTCAACGCTGCCGCGCTCGCGGTACAGGCTGCCGGCGAACATGACGGTCCCCAGCTTCACGTCACCACCAGGCACCGTGGTCAGGCTGTCGAAATACCCCGCTTCCCGCCGGCGGCGGTAGGCGTAGGCGTTGGCAGCAGACACACAGCTGGTGATGAAAGCCGTGTCATTTGAAGTGGCAGAAGCGATGCCAAGCCATGCCACGACATCAGCGTCGACGATCCATGTGCAGCTGGTGGTGAAGGTCAGCGTGCCGCTCACGGGCCCGCGTGCAACGTCAGCGTGAGCCTTTATCACCAGAAGCTGATTGAGAATGATTTGGTTGGTGTCGTAGATGAAGTCACCTTCATCATCAACGCCCAGGAACAGGTAAACCGGGACGGCCTGCACGGTGTAGGTGCCGTTCAGGGTCGCGCCCAGTCCCGTCAGCTGGACTGACTGACCAATGCCAATGTCCGTGTCCTCAAGGGTCTGGACAACCATAAAGTTGTCCGTTACCTGTCGGTGGGTTATGTGGAAAGTTGCCATGGTCAGTCAGTCAGCTGAGAGAGCCCTATGGGCTACACAATGTCCATCTTGACGAACTTGGCCGCGTCGATCATGCACGTCGCAAAGTAACCCCGGAACGCCAGCGTCCGTGAGAGAGTTTCGGGAACGTCGACGCTGATGGCGCCCTTCTGCTGCTCGAAAATCTCGAATCCGGAAGCGTCACCGATGGCCATGAAATCGGCCGGGAAGTTACGGTCGACGACCACGGACAGACCAAACGCCACGCCGCTCTCCTGCGCCGGTCCCAGGTTGCCAAAGGCGTTCATGGGGCCGATCTGGGGGAACAGGGGACGGTCAGAGCTGTCAGACAGCCCCGTCAGCCAGCCCCAGCTCTCAGGGTTAAGGAAGATGTGGGTGGGGAGGTTCCCGTTAGACGCTGACAGAATCGTCTGCGCTGCGCCGGCGATCCACGCCGCCCACTGCTTCGGGTCGTCATACGTTGCGCCAGGGAAGGCGCGGGTTGTCGTGATTCCGGCCTCAAGGGCGTCAGCCGCCACGTTGTCCGTGGTGTTGGCGTAGATGCGCCCCATGTCGTCCAGAATCAGCCCCAGGACCGCCGGGTCAGTCCAGTCCAGATCCTGCTCGGAAATCTGAACGTAACCGCCGTAGGTGCCCTTGGTGACCTGAATGTCGTCCACCACGAACGTGCCCGACTGCACAGTGTCGAACTCTGCAGTCTGCACAGCCATGCTGGTGTGAGTCACAACCTTCGGGCGAATGAACACCTTGCCGCCGCCCGGCATGGCCTTCGCGCCAATGGCGTCGACCACTGGCCGGTTCCCGATGAAGTTGTTGTAGACCGGCGCCAGAATCGGCGTAGGCACAATGCCCGGCGTGTCGGCAATAGCAACCTCGGGGGCCGCAGCGTGACCGCGCTGCTGCATGGAATCCCATGCGGAACCGCCCTTGACCATTGCGCCGATGTATTCGACGGCCGTGGGGAGCTCCGGCTTGGCGCTTGCGTACACGAAGGGCTGGGTGGGGATGGTGGCCTCTGCCGCGACGGGCTCGGCCTTCTCGGCATCTGCCATTTCGTCTGACTCCTGCTCGGTGTTGTCGGTGTCCTGCTCCTGCTCCTGCTCGAGCTCCACGGTTTCCGTAGGCTCGGTTGCCGCAACCTTGGTGATCACGGCTTCGCTGAACGCCGGGACGGCGACCAGAGAAAGCTCGACCAATGACGCCTCAGTGACGGTCATGACGCCTTCGGCATCGGTCGTGAACTTGGTGGGCTGGGCTCCCACGCTTACAGAGTCGTAAGCGCCAGCCTTGAGCAGCGCAACGGCGTCGCGGCTTGCCCTGGTGTCTGCAAGTGTGGCTTCAAACTCCAAGCCCTCATCAGTGTCCTGAAGGGCATTGACCACGCCGCGCAGCTGCGTCAAGTCGTGGTTCTCGATCAGCTTCGCAGGCTTCTGCGCGGTGTCGAAGGCGCCACGCGCAAACCGCACCTGCTGACCATCGGAGACAGTCGCAACCGTGTCCCACGGCACAGCAATGCCCGCGATGCGGGCCGGGCGCTCGGCGTCACCAGCCTCAGCGGTGATCAGACTGGCATCAGCGTCAAAGCGAATCACGCTCAACCTCGATTTCCTCGACTGGCCGGGCTTCCGCCGGCATTTCCTCAACATCGTTGAACTCGTCCAAGTACTCGTCCAGGGCGAACTCGACGTGCCGGCCCCGGGGAAGGATGTCATCCATGCTCAGGCGCTCTTGGATGGCGTGCAGGATGGGCCGTGCGCCGAACAGGATCAGATCCTGCCGGGCCTGCTGCGCGTTGGCGTACGTCATGCCCGACTGATCAATCGCCAGGAGGTACGCTGGAATATCCATGAGCCTGGACAATTCCTTCGTTTGGTACTCCCGGCCTTCGACAAGTTGCAGCTTTGACGGGTCAACGTCGAACGACTCAAAGCTCACCAGCTCGTTCAACGCGCCAATGGCGTTCGTGCGCCTGTTGGCTGCCCATGCTGCGGCCATCTCAGCGAGCTCGTCGCCGCTCATCGGCTCGCCGCCCTTCTGCTGCAGGTAGCCGGCGGCAATCTCGTTGGTGGCGAAACGCTCTGCCGACTGATCAAGCCTCAGCGCAATCTGAATTGCGCGGCGCCCCTGGTAAATGATGCCCTGACTGCCGCTGTGGAACTGCACCAGCTGGGCCACGTCGAGCGGGATGCCGTTGAAGTTGACCTTCTCGGCAGGCCCGAACCATTCCGGCGGCGCGTTGTCTGGCGTGTCACACAGGTTGGCCGGCAGCCACTGAAAGGTGGCGGGGTACCCAGTTGAGTAACGGCTGGTGATCATCCAGAAGGCGCGCCCGTAAAGGATCAGATCCCGGGCGGTCTTGGCCATGATGAAGTTGCGCGTGGTCTTTGGGTCGGGACGATTCATCCACGACTCGCCCTCAACGTAGAGCTTTTCGTACTCCTGCCCGGTCCACTGCAGGGTGTAGCTCTTGATGTTCAGCGTCGCCGCCACGGTGGAGAGCAGGGAGATTGCTCTTGCCACCGTGGGGACGCTGAGGGCCGCTTCCTCAAGGGCACCCACACTGTACCCGAGGAAACTTCCGCCCTGTGGAGCCCCAGCAGCCGCCGCGACGGGCGCAGAAGCGAAAGCAGGCGTCGCCTTCACCTTCTTAAAGAGCTCCATAGGTGAATCGTCCTCCGCGTCTTATGTAATTACAAGGGCTGCGGCATAAAGATACGATTTGATACCCATGAGGGGCAGCGGGGGAACCGACTGCCCCCCACAGGCGGCGCTTATGTTACCTGCCGAATGCGATGGCAGGCTTGGCCCTTGAGGTGGGCTTGGCGATCAGGGCAGCCGCAAAGATCATGCACCTGGCGAGTGTGATCGGCCCCGAGCTGCGTTGCGATGAGAGGGCATAGCCCCGCTGGGTCTTGACGCCAACGGCGCGGTCTACATGCTCGGCCAGCATCTGCTCACCAGTGTGAACAATCCTGCCCTCTGTGATCAGCTGCTTGATCGTCCCGGTGTGCGTTGCGAGCTCGGCGTAACCAACCTGCACCTTCTTGCGGGCAAGCGCCGGCGGCGCAATCTCAAACAGGCTGGGCGTCAGTGCGATGTGGTCGCAATTCGCAGCTGCAGACTCAACGGCAGACCAGCAGCCCGCCAGCGAGTCGGCCAGAAACTCCACGGTGACTCCAATGGTGTCGTCGCCCAGGCGCTGCGCCCTTACACCGCAGTAGAGAGATTCGTCGATTGAGGAATCAACAGCCACCACGCCGCCGGCGGGAATGTCATCCACCTTGAGCGAGTCGAACAGGCCCGGGGGCAGCCACGACCGCTCTGAGCTGATCCACACGTTGAGCGATGCCCGCAGGAACGCGGCCTTGTCGACTTGCTCGGCTTCGTCTGCCAGCACGTCAGGCTCAAGCGTGTAGCCCAGGGCAGGGTTGGCCATTTTCCACAGCTCGGGTGAAGTCATCGGATCGACGCCAGGGGGAACAGACCATTCGGCCATGTAGAGCTTTGTGGTGCGGCCCTCGTCGATTGCCCTTAGCCCTTCTTCGCGCATCTGCAGCATGGCCAATGAATCCTCAGTGCCGGCGGTTGACCAGCACGACAGGAGCGGCGACTTCATTACGCGCTGTGAAGGCAGGGCACCATTGAGCAGCACGTCACGGCTGATCGCCCATACCTCGTCGGCAATTACATATGTGGGGGAGAGTCCGTGGAATGCCTTGGGAGTCGCGGCCTGCACCAGCCACCTGGTGCCGTCAGGCATGATGACTTCGTTGCGTCCGTAGCTCCATTTGACTTTGGCGCCGAACT